GACAATACGGGCAACGATGTTTTATTTGCAATTTTATAATTAAGACAATATGAACAGAAACGAAAGGACGGAATTATTTATGAACCTTTACTTGGAAAAGGTAAAAGAGACACCCGATATAATTCGATACGCTTGTTATTTACGAGCCGAGGCCGACATGGTTTTAAAGACTGGCAGTAGGCAATACGTCAAATATGAGACGTTTAAGGCATCAATGTCGAGGCGTGAAAAAATAAAGCGGTTAAATAAGTTGAAGTTAACCAATAGTTAGTATCTTTGTGGGGTAAAAATAAAAAACAGTTTTATTGTATGGAATATTTTGTAGCAAAGGTACACGTGTCAAACATAGGGTATGAATCACTAGGCGACAACGCAGACGATCGTATTTGTAGGGATTTGGCACATAAAATAATTGACGATATTCCGATTGAACACCTAAAACGGGTATTTGAATTTGGTGAGCCAATCAAAGTGGACGCGTTTACACATAGCCGCACGTGCAAATTATCTGTAACGACCGATGAAAAAGAAAAATAAATGAAAGAAGATTTTTTTGAAAAATACTACAATGACATCTTTGGTAAATACGAAGGAATGCCCGAGTTTTCAGAACTAACACAAGATCAAAAATACTACATGAAAAACTCGCTTATGTATAGCAGGTTTGCTGCAAATTGGCATCTAAAGAGGGTTGCAAGACTTGTGATAGAGCCTGTTTTTAAATTTATTCAAAAAGCGTTTAAGTTATGAAAAAGAAAAAAAAGAAACTAGCAAACGGTGGCATTTTAATTGAGCAAGCAACTATGATTGTTTTCAAGGAAAAGCAGCCCGGCCACTACGTAGGATATACAGTACCGGGCAAAAAGTTGGCAGAATTAATGCAGGGCAAAGAAGAAATAAATTTGCAAGGTAGTATTGTCGGGCATGACTTAGTTATAAAACCAAAAGAACCGTAAAGAATGAAATGAAACAGGAAAAGATTTTTAAATTTGTTGGCGATACGCTTATGCGACCCGGCGAAGAAAGGCAATACAAGGCAGATAAAAAAATAAGAGCCAACAAGAAAAATAGGCTACATAAAAAATACTTTACCCGCAAAGACAGGATTAACGCCTTTATACTAAAATGGTATAGATGTGATTAGTTGTAAAGAATAGGAAGTGTAATAGAAATTGTTTTCATTTTTTTGGGGAGCCATACGCGGTAACGTGTTATGGCTCTTTTATTTGTGTTCACGACCAATAAATTTTATCGCTTCTTAATGCCAAAACCTGATCCCGCTCAAACCGTACAGATTTACCGACATAATGGCGTTTTAATTTTCCAGCGCGAGCGGCATTGTCTATTGTGGACGGGCAAACAGACAAAAGGCGGGCGGCATCTTTTTTAGTAATATGGATAGACTTATCATGTGTACCGACAAAAACTTGTTTGTTCTCAATTTCTTCAATGATTAACTCCATTAGTTTTTTCGCCAAATATGCCCGCTCTACAGGTGTTAGTAATGCGCATTCTTTTAACATTGTGTAAATTTTCTCTTTGTTCATTTTCTTATAAAAGTTTTAATAATTAAGCCACAAAGATAAGCAATGCCCATAATAATACAGCACGTTAACCCAAAGGTTAACAAAAATATATCCTTTTGGCTTGCTTATTGCCTCATCTTTGTGCAAACATGGGCGTAGTACAAAAAATATTAGGAAGTTTTGGGTATGCTCCAATACAGCAACAGCCGAAAATTGAGGAACGCAGCACCCTGCAAAATCCAGAACAATGGTTTATTGATTGGATTGGAGGCGGTAACCAGTCTCTTTCAGGCGTAAACGTTACACCAGAGGCCGCTCTTTCTATTAGTGCCGTTTATGCGTGTTGTAGGATTATTTCCAATACAATCGCCTCGTTACATTTGGGACTTTATGAAAGGCTGCCAAATGGCGATACAATAGAGGTGACAGATACGCCGGAATACATTATACCCTGTTTAGAGCCAAACGATTTATATAGCCGCTTTACTTTCGACAGCACAAGCGAACTACATTTATCATTGCGCGGCAATTCTTACACCCGTCTTTACTTTGGGCGTTTTGGCAAAATTTCTAAAATGGAGATTTTGCACCCCGATTGTGTAAAACCGTTTTTAAAGGATAAAAAACTATACTACCAATATAGCGACATAGAGGGAAGGAATCAAATTGTACACGATTGGGAAATACTGCATTTTAAGAACTTTTCAGATGACGGATTGATAGGCCAAAGCCCGTTACAGGCAGCGCGTGAAACTTTTGGAATGGCAATAGCGGCAAACCAATACGCCGCAAATATGTACAAAAATGGCGGGTACGCTAAGGGTATAATTGAAAGCGAGGCGGCGTTAAAAACGGAGCAGATCGCAGAACTAAGGCGGTCTTTCCTTTCTGTTTTACAGGACTACAAAAACACGGCGGCCATACCTGTCTTGGGCGGAGGAATGAAGTATAGACAAATTTCAATGTCTCCAAAAGATGCGGAATATATCGCAGCATCAAAAATGAGTGTGCTAGATATTTGCAGAATTTACGGAGTGCCTCCACACTTAATTGCCGAAATGACAAACAGCACGTACAGCAACATTGAACAACAGGCAATTGAGTTTGTACAAAATCTAGTAAGGCCAAAAGTAAAATTAAGAGAAACGGAAATGAACCGCCGTATTTTAAGGCAATCGGACAAAGGAAAGTATTTTTATAGATACAACCTTGATAGTCTTTTGAGAGGTGACACGGCGGCACGTGGCGAATATTTGGTTAAGATGCTCCAAAATGGAGTTTACAACATAGATGAGGCGCGGGCATTAGATAACTTAAATCAATTACCCAACGGATTGGGTAAAGCGCACTATCGACCGTTAAACATGGTAGAAGTGGGCGTAACACCCGAACCGACAACACAAAATAATGACCCGGTGGCAACGGGCGCAAACGATACAGACAATGGAATACCGCAAGGCACAAACTAATAGGGAAAATAAAGAAACGGGCGAAAATATCAATGTTCGATTTTTTGATATTAAGCACCGATCCGAACAACGCATGGACGGCGAAAAACCGAAAAAGGTTATCGGTGGCCTAGCGTCCGTATATGACAAATATACCGACATGGGTTGGCATTTGGAGGTAGTGCGTCGCGGTTTTTTTGATGGTATAGACACAACGCAAACGGCTGCACTCAAAAACCACGACCCAAACTTGATTTTAGGTCGCACAGCAAACGGAACGTTAACGCTAAAAGACACGCCCGACGGCTACGACTACGAAGCAATTGTACCAGATACGCAGGTAGGCCGCGACACATACGAGGAGGTAAGTGGTGGTTATATCTATCAGTCGTCTTTTGCGTTCACCGTAACGTCATCGGTTTGGCGCGAGGTTGATCGTTCGGAATTAGCGGGCATTGTTGACGAAGTGACCCTTACTAGAATGACCTACGAAAACGGGAAAGTAGATATTAGAGAATTAGTAAAAGGCGGCAAATTGTATGACGTTTCTCCGGTCACTTTTCCGGCATACCAAAGCGCAACAAGTGAAGCCCGCAGCCTAATTGAAGAAAGAAACGCTTTTTTGGGCAACGTTCGACAACTTGACGAACGCGCAAAGGTAAAAATTGAGATTGAAGTAGATACAAGCGATAACCCCGAAAGCGAAACACCCGACGAAACAACAGCAAGCACACGGGACACAAATAACAGAAATATACGCCTCCGCATGGCTATTGCGAAAGGCAACACATTAACGCAATAAATAAAAATTAAGCTATGTCAGTACTACCCAATTTTAGGGAATTAAAACAGAAGCATGACGCTGCATTGGTAGCCATGCAAGAGGCGGTAACCGAATTAGGCAAACCCGGATTAACCGAGGCGCGGTCAAAGGAATTAGACGACCTTTTCAGTCGCGCTGAAAAAGACCAAGCCGAAACGTACAAACTTTTGCAACGCGCCGAGCAAGTTTCTAAAATCGAAAAGCAATCAGCCGAAGATTTTATGGAAGAGCGCGAAAAGCAGGAGGCAGAAAACGGCACAGCAAAAGCAAAGCGCACAAAAGAGGCTGAAAATCAGGAGAAATTGGAAATTTTCGCCCGTGCAATGCATCAGGGTTTTGACGCTTTGAGTGAGCCGGAACAACGCATCTATAAATCAATGGCAGTTGAAAAGCGCGGCACGGCAACGCAGATCAGCGGCACGGCTGGATTGGGCGGTTTTCTTGTGCCTGTTTTGCTTCAAAACGAGATCATCAAATTGATGAAATTGTATAGCGGCGTTTTGCAGGTTGCAAAGGTGCGCTTTACAGCGACAGGCGGGCAAATTACATTCCCGTCACGCAATACCACAGGCCGAAAAGCAGTAAAGACAGCGGAAAGCGGCTCTATTGCGGTGCAGGATATTACCTACACGCAGATCGTAATGGATGCGTATAAGTACACCGACGCGCTCAAAATTTCGTACGAACTTTTGCAGGATAGCGAGTTTGATATTTTGGCCGAGTTCCAAGATGCTTTCTCGGAATCATTTGGCCGCGCCGCAAACGATACCCTAACATTGGGTGATGGTACAGGCGATCCAAACGGTATAGTAGTTGCTTCAACATTGGGAAGGACGGCAGCATCTGCAACGGCTATTACATTAGGCGAATTGATCGACCTTTCACATGAGGTTGACCCTGCCTATCGCGCCTCGCCAACGTGCGGGTATATGATGAACGACAAAATTTTGGCCGTCATCAAAAAATTGTCATTAGCCGCAACTAACATGGGCGCGGGTACATGGCAGCCTTCATTCCGCGACGGCGCACCTGCCACAATCAATGGTTTCCCTTACTGGGTTAATCAGGATATGGTTTCAACGGTCGCAACCGCAACACGAACCGTTCTTTTCGGTGATTTTTCAAAATACAACGTTCGTATCGCTAAAGATATGACCATTTTGAGAAACGACGCACTACACATGGCGACTGGTGAAGTTGGTTTTTACGCCCACGCACGTTGGGACGGCGAACTATTCGACACCACCGCCGTAAAACACCTAGTTCAAGCGTAATATGAAAGTATTAATAGTTGAATCGTGCGCGGGTAGTGACTTTGTGTATAGTCGCGGTCAAACGGTAGAAAGTAGCGACCCGGTTGTTATTGAACACCTTAAAGATTTAATTAAGGGCGAACTTGCTACCGAGGTTAAAGGCGATCAAGCAGAACGCGCCATGCGCGACACCGCTAAAATAGAAAAGCGATAATTATATGTATCAATATCAAGAGTCTTCGTTAAAAATCAATTACGGTAATGATGTTATCTTTTCAGTAGATGACATGAAAAAACATTTGCGCGTAACTGGTAATAGCGAAGACTCTTTGATTGAGATTTATATAAAAGCAGCAACGCGGCATGTGGAAAATTACACGCGTCTTTTGTTGGCAGGCGGAACGTCTAAGCAGGTGTTTTTTAGTCCTACGACAATGGACAATAAACAATTTTTTTCACTTGCAATAGGTAACGCCACGGCGGTAACAAGCATAACATGCAACACAGTGGACAACCTAACAGCGGAATTTGCGATAACATCGGATTGGACTTTGGTTAAAGACACAAACAAGCCTAGGGTGTACGCACCAGAAGGATTAGAGTTTGCGGGTAATGTTACACCGCACAGCATAGCAATAACATACACGGCGGGTTTTACGGAATGCGAAATACCGCCAGATATTAAGGTTGCAATAATGCTAGTTTGTGCCGACATGTACGAAAATAGAATGGACTCCGTAAAGCAGTTGCCCACAGCAGCCGAAATACTCCTTTCTCCTTATGTCGTAAATCAGGGCGTGTAATGCAGCGTAAAAAAAAGGAGACCATTGGAACGCTAGATAGTGAAATATGTATCCAGCGCAAAACGATAACAGAAAACGAATATACCGAAAAGGTAGAAACGTGGACGGAATTATTAACGGTTTGGGCGTCGGTCACATACCCATTGACGGGCGCGGGCGAAAGTTACGACGAAGGTATAAATGTTTACACCCGTTCAATAATTTTTGAAATACGGGCAACGGATATACTTGTTTCGGATCGGATAAAATTTGACAGTATGTTTTTTGATATTAACGGTATCGAAAAAGAGCGGATAACAGGGCGTTATAAAATTCATTGTTCATCATCGAGATAAAATGTCGCTAGAAAACGAAGTAAATCAGTTAATAAAAGATTTGCGCTTAGTTAGTCAAACATCTAAAAAGCAAACAGGCAGAATACTAACTAAAAACGCAAAGCCTATTGTTGACGCTCTTTTTTTGGCAGCACCGCACGGACATAAGATACACAAGAGGTATAGAAGTGCGGGCTTAAACAAGAGAATGCGTGCGCCAAAGGGTAAAGGTTCAGTTGTTGCAATTTACAGGCCGGGGAATCTTGCAATGTCTTTTAGGTTGTTTAGATTTAATAGGGCAAAATATAGTATTCAAGTAGGCGCAAAATTCCAAGGCAAAAACGCAACTGGCGCTTTTGGCCCAGGAACAGGCCAATACGACGCATACTACACGCACATACTAGAGAAAAAAGACCCTTTTATCATTCCAACTTGGAACAGAATGAAAGCGGGTGTTGAGGCGGGCATAATTAAAAGCCTAAAAAGGGTTATTAAAAGTGCCAATAAAAAAAACAGCGCAAATAAATGAACATACCAGCGGTTTTCAGAAAATTAATAGCAGACGACGCGGCGGCTTATGCTGTTTTTGCGGATAGGGTTTATCCCTTGCATACGGTTGATACGCCAACTTTCCCGTTAATAATTGTGACCGTTACAAACATCACACCATCTACAAATAAAATCGTACCGTCTTTGGTTGATATGGTAATGGTTCAATTAGATATTTATTCAGATAAATATTCAGATAATTGCGCCCATGCAGAATTGGTCAGGACGGCGGTTGATATGAAAATCGGAGACGTTACATTTATGGGTTCTACGATAAAAATGGATGGAGTGCATTTTGATAGCGGAAGTCAGGATTTTTCCGACATACAAGGCAGCAACGGACAAATGAGAATTTACCGACACGTTCACAACTACTCAGTAAGGATAAAAAGAAACTAAAAATATGTCAGATAGATACCAGTTTTTAAAAGACTATCAAGACCCGCAAAACCCCGCAAAGACATTTAAAGCAGGTAGCACCGCACGAATGTCAGACGGTGACGGCGCGGCACTAATAGCAAGCGGCACAGTTAAGCAGGTTGCAGACTTTACACCACAAAGAAAAAACGCACTCGCTCCCGGCGGTTGTACCGAACTAAGCGAGGCGCAAAAAGCAGAAATAACGCCACCTGATACAAATGAAGCACAAGCGGCAATTAACACAAAAAATAAAAAATAATTATGCCAACTACGGGAATAGTAAACAGTAGGCTAATGGTTATCAAGGTAGGCACGACGGTTGTTAGTTGCCTTACAGATGC